GGTGCTACAGGATGGGGCGCAACCTTTTGGTTATGCTGGTCTTTGAAAGCTTTTTCTTCCGAAGACTTCGGTTGAGCAACTTCGCTAAGTATATTTTTGAAAGTTTTCATAACTTAACTCCTAATTTTTTGTTTGTATATATTTATATGAATTTGTTGTTCTCATTTTATTCTTCTGCCTCTGCTGGAGGATTTTCTTTGGCTTCAGCTTCGATTTGATCCTTCATTTCACCCATTTCTTCCTCTGACATACGAAGAACGTTACGCAATACCCATTCTCTGGAATAGTATGTGCCAACATGTTCTTCAACTTCACGTAGAGTACCGAGTCTTTCTTTTGTAATTTCAGCTTCTTTAAGCTCTTGGAAATAGTTATCCTGCACAAAATCGTAACGAATAGCGTTTTTTATTTCTTTAAATTCTTCTGGCGTTAAGATACCTTTAAGCACTAATTGTTTTTCAAGTAATGATGTAAAGATTGATGAAAAAACGAGCTCTTAATCTTTTAATGAATTTACTAAATTTTAATTCATCACGAGTAATTTCTGAAACACGACCAAATGAATACATAGTTTCTGGTTCTAAACGCGATAGCGGAACCTTTAACGATTTGTATAGTTTACGTTGGAAGTATTGCATATTCGTATCATCTGTTAAACCACCAGCATTTCCGCCTGGCATAGTATCAACTTCTGTTGTACGCTCACCACCACGTCGTGGGAACCAAAAGTCTTCGGTCATAGTCATCATTTTACGAGCATCATTGATTTCTCCAGTAGATGAGTCATATTGTAGTTTGTTCTTATGACGAACCATCATATCTCTTATATACTGCTCAGCTTTTGATTTAGGTAAGTTGCCAACGTCAATGTAGAACACTCGTCTTTCAGGAGCTCGTGTAATAGTGTAAATAACTGTCGCATCTTCCAACATCCTTAACTGGTTTAGCGGTTTAATTGAAGGATGTAAGTATGATAATACTAATGAATTGTTTTCGTTCATTACGCCTGAAGTAACTCTGGCAATAGCGTCCTTAGCAATTTTATATCCTTGAGCAGTACCACCAGAAGAATTACTAGTTTTATTTGAACCAAAACCTGTTTCAGAATACATATAATATTCTGCTTTTACTTTTTTAACTGGGATACCTGAATGTGGATCCTTTTCACGTTTATCAACTTCACGAATGAGTTTTAATTTACGTGGATCTACATATCGTAATTCTTTAATCCCTTCTGGGATATTTTCTGGATCAATAATAACGTGATAGTTTAATCGACCATCAACGTAGAATTTTTGAAACGTTTCGTATGCTGTTGTAGAAAAATCTAATAATGATAATATGCTATCAAATTCTTCTATGACTATTTTCTTAACTTTGTCTGGTAAATCTGTATCGTCCAAAAGAACTTCAACAACTTTATCATCTGTATCTACACTAATTGCTTCATTGATTACTTCGTCAACAGCTTGTGCAATTTCTGGCTGGTGTGCTAAACCTCGGTATTTTGATACCAATTCTGATTCAGTTTTAGCAGTTCCTTCCATATCCAATAGTGTACTATAGAAGCCACCCATTGCATTACCAACGGTGATAGCTCCATCGTCATTTTGAGGCTCAACAAAAGAGGAAGGTGTAAAACCCTCCTCTTCAGTGTCTCGTTTAATATCAAAACCAAAAATCTTCATTTATTCACTTTCTCATTATTTAAGTAGTTGGAATGCCGGTGTTACCCTCAACACGCCATAAGTCATATTGGAATGTTACATTGAATTCCTCAATCGTATCAGCTTGTCCCCAATCCATTTGGATACCGTCAATACTGACTGGATGCATGCCTTCAAAGATGTATGTTCTAAGAATTGAACCATCTTTACTAAACTGGGTAATTTGCCCAGTTGATTTGTAGTCTTGTGGTAATGCTCTGGTATTTGAGTCATGCGAGTTAATCGCGTTTGACCAAGCTTCCATCGCATTTCGTACTGCGAAATCTTCATCGTTGATTACGGTCACGGACCAATCTGCGAATGTTCTATCACCGGCATACTTGACCTGGCGGCCGAAGTAAGGTACCACAAATTGCCCCACAATGGATTCTGGGATGCCTGCTGAGCGTATCATAAACGGAGTTTTGATGTCAGCTTCTGGAGCAATTGGGTTAGTGATTTGACATTGGAAC